ATATAAGATTAAGCTTGTTTTATTTCGGAGGGTCTCTCTAAATTTGCTCTTGTAATATATTCGAGGAACTTTTCCTCTATTTCGTTAAGTTTATCATAAAGCTCGAAATTAGGTGAACTTATAATCTGGTATAATTTTTCAAATGTCTTAACATCATTCGTTGTGTAACCTCTACCTAATGAGAAGTCTATAAATTCTTGTGGATCCCTAGTTACAAATCTTTCACTACCACTAACTTTTGAAGCATTTTTTAATCTAGGTTTTAACTTCCCTCTATATGATTTAGTATGCCAATATAAACCATCACTAAGTATTAAAACCGGTGAATCATAATCCATAATTTCACCAGAATCATTAACATCAAGAACTCTCCTTCTTACTGCTAATATTGCTGCCAATAACCAATTTCTATGAGCTGATTTATACTTACTTTCGGATACTTTATAATCAGGTGAATAGTATATAAATTTTGCCCAATCTATATCAGCAACAGGAATTAAATCAAGCTGTACTATGCCATTGCTTTGATCTCCGTTAATTGGCCATCCTATACTAACTATATTTAATCCTTTAAGATGGTTTATCTCAGGCTTAAATCCAAGTTTACTCTCAAGATCATCCGAAGATTCAATCATAGAATAAACATATGTCGAAACTTCTTTAAATGGAACATTAAATAGCGTAGAGTCCAGTCCTATATCAAGATCACCAGAAGTATCTTCCGGATTTTTTTTCTTCCCTATGCTTCCTATTACAATATATTCATCGGATTTTATATCAGGATTTATTCCTATTATAGGTAAAAGTATATTCTGTATTGAATCAAGTGTACCTGCAAACTCATCCTCTCTTATTCTTCTAGAGATTTTAATTGCTGCTCCACCTTCAGATAGCATTACAAAATTACTAAATGATAGAGTTTTATTATGCATTTTTAGTCTTTTTGTAATATCTTTCCATTATCCCGTTTATATAATCGGTGTACATTTCCTCCTCTTTATTCTTAGGATTGGTAGGATCATAGTCCTTACCGAAATATTTTTTACCCTTAACAATACCGGATTTATAAAATTTCTCAGCATCAGCATCACTAACTTTCTTATCGCCAATATTATCTCTTTCCCATTTATTAATGATCTCGGTCTTTCTTGACTTTAATTCATCCTTAGTGAATTTATTAGTATTTTTTTCTTCCTTACTTGCTCCCTTTGGTGTTAGAAAATCTGCAACTGCTGCTCCGGCTCCAGTTATTAATCTGAATAAATTAGGAATGGCGTTTGTTGCTCTTTTAGCAGCCTGATACTTATCATTGGGATCGTCATAGTAGCTAGATACATAATTAGAATCGGCCATCTGATCACCAACTCTAGCATTCATATCTCTAAGCCATCTACTGAAAGTTGTCTTTCCAGTACTTCCCTCGTTTCTTGATTCTTGTATATTTTCTTCGTTAAATTCTACAAAAGACTTTATTGCCATGATTAAAATGTTTTCTGTATATATCCCACTCGAAACTAAAGTTTAACCTTGTATATTTTATAATCAAAAGATTCTCTCTTATAAATCTCCATTCTCTCCAAACTGTGCTTCATTAAATAATTGACATAATTTTTAGTGCTGAAGTCATCGACGAAGTCAATGATATTAACTTTATCCTTACCGTCCATCTTACGCATACCTCTTCCTAGACTCTGTTTGATTAAAACCTCACTCTTATAAGATTCTACCAGAAATATATTATGTAGGTTATTTATGGAGATACCAGTAGAAAATGTACCGTATGTTGCTATAAGAACCTTATTTCCGCCCGAGCTCATCCTTGTTTTATATTCCTCTCTCAGTGCTTCATTCGTTCCACCTTCAACATAAAAAACTTCCTTATCTGAATTCTTCTCCCTAAGAAGATTCCATATCTGTTTACCGTATTCGTCCTTAACTGATTGAAAAAGAACTAATGAATTCTTGGAGCTTTTGCTAATAAAATCCACAATGTAATTAAGCCTCTTCCTACTTTCAATAACAAGCTTTCTTTCTATATTATAGAATTCGTTACCCTCTATTTTCTTATCAGAGAATTTATTACTATTATTTAGCTTTATATCGGCAAGCTTCTGTTTATATTCATCCTCCAGCCAATCCATAATAACGACTTTTATTGAAACCGGAGTAGCGTAGTTATTATCAAAAAGATAGCTTGGCGGAATTTCAACAACTAATGGTCCAAGAAATTGCTGTATAGTTAGATAATCAGCAGTTCCCTTCTTAGTTAGCGTTCCAGTTAAACCAAATCTCCATTTGGAGTGCATGCAATTCGCAACGATTTTTTTAATCGACATGGAATTTGTGTGATGTGCCTCATCCACAAACACAACATCGACATCCTCAAAAAATTCAGGTTCTTTTTTAACGAGTGATTGGAAAGTTCCCATTATAACGTCACATCCCTCTCTCAATTTGCTACCGCCACCGATCTGTTGGATTTTTACCCCTAATTTTTCAATTCCGTAATCTTCGAAATCGTCACTACCTTGAAAAACAAGGTTGTTATTAGGTACTATCATCATATATTTTTTAATAAGACCCTTAGATTTTAGATAAGCAAAAATCATAAATGATATTAGAGTTTTACCAGATGATGTAGCTACCTCAGAAATAGAATATCTATATCTTATAATTTTCCATGCGGTCTCTATCTGATAATCTCTTGGCTTCTTATTCGGATCCCCACCTATACCGTCAATAAAAAAGTCATTAACCCATTCAGTAAAATCCTCTAAGGTAATGTCTCTGATGATAATCTCCTCAATGCCATTTATTTGCATCTCTATATTATACTTCTCACCAATCTCAAGTACCTCTCGCCACAGGCCAATTGGAACTTTCCACATATTGCCTTTCTTTTCTATAAAGCATATATTACCGTCCCATATTTTCTTTTTAACCAGCGGGTGAAAATAAAAGTTATGTATCTTCTGTGTTAGGGATATGTCCAGCTGTTTTTTCTCGACCTCATCCAATGATTCTAATAGAATCATCCATTGTTGGTCTTCAGAAACTTGAAATTTCAGCATATTAATTAATTATTTCTATTTCACTGTGGAGCCTCTTAGGTAATCCTCCAGTGATATTCTGCTCTTCACACCATATAGCATGTGGTCAGTGGTTTGTATTGTTTGATCTATGAATTTTCTATGGCCTTCGACCAATTCTATTTTTTCTGATATCTCACTTAGATCACCCTCGATAAGAACAGTTTTTTCATTCGATCCGTATCTAACGTCACTTCTCTCAGAATAGTCCTTCATCTTCTTAGATTTCTCCATTCTATATTTGGAATTTAATTTTGATACGATTGATGCTAGCTTATAGCTATACTCAAGAAGTACCTGTCTCTGACTAAATAAATCAACCTGAGCTTTCGCTAAGGTCTTAATATCTTTCATTTCCAATGCAAGTATCTGCACTTTCTCCTTCCATTCATTTCTTTCAGTTTCGAAGATCTTATTAAAGTCCGTTCTTGGTTCTGTAGACATATTAGAATAAATTTGTTTTATTTTTTTGTTTTTTCTTTCCTGTGAGATTAACTACTCTCGCATCCTTTTGTAATTCTTTTTTACCTTCTAACTTGGGCTCATTTATTTTAGGCTCGGTAAAATCCACATTAACATCGTATAGATCTGTTTCTATAACCTTTATAGGAAACTTTATCTTACTTGTTGATCTCCTGGTAACCTCAGTCTCCCAATCGTCGGTAAGATCTATATGTATATTTGAACTATCCATTTATAAAATATCCAAGATCCAGTATATCATTAGTGAAATAGCTATCCAATCTTTTAATTTTTTTACCGGTCGTTCTCAAATGTGTAACAAGATCATTAAGATCCCATTTTTTATTTTTGTTTATGTTATTCTCCTCCAGGAATTTACCCCAGTTGAAAACTGTATGACCTTTACTTAAAAGATCCATTGTTCTTTCTATACCGGCTTTATCCCAATCATACCAATATCTGACATTATCAACCTCAAAGGGAAATTTATTTTCAAGCGAACATAATCCAACAGAATTGTTCCAGAAAAATGAATCCATTGGTCCTTCAAATACGGTTATATCAGATGAAAAGTCTAAATTACCTATACCAAAAACATGGGATATTGGATCTACTGCTCTCGCTTTTTCTAAAAATTCCTGATCCTTAACTTTCAAGAGCTTCTCATATATTCCACTTAGTTTATATGTTAGGTATTTGGATGATCCCTTAATTGAGTTCATATTTCTTACCTGGAGGCCTATTATTTTATCATCAGGAGTAAGATTGAAAAGAAATAATTTTTCCCATTTACTATCCCATGCAAATTTTTTATCCAATTTTTGCTGTCTCCTTGTGATATACCTCTGTATACTAGAACCATAAACTTCAACAAGTTTAAGACTTGACATGAATTTTTCTCTTGGTATAAGTATATCACTTATGTCGTTATCGAAGAAATAACTTATGTCAACTTTTCCATAAACAGTTCTCCTGCTCCCTCTGACCTCCTCCAATACATTTTTAATCTCCTCCCTCTCGGTTCCGTTTAATTTAGAATGTACTGAAAAATCTTTAAAAAAGCTAATAGCATCCTTAAAGATACCACAACCACCATTATAGCATTTGTATCCCAGAGTATCCAAATAGAAGTTTCCTCTCTTTTTTCTTGAGTCATGCGAGTCGCCACAATAAGGACAAGAGAAATTTAGACGATTACCTGCTTTATAAACTATCTGTTTATTCACATCACCGGCAAATTCCTTTGCTAATACTGATCTTACTAATTCTTCTATTTTTCCTTGTTGCATAATAAAAAGAAGGGAACACCCCTAATGATGTTCCCTTTTTTAGTTTTTAATTATTATAGGTCTGCGTAAAGATCTTCTAATGAAGAAGTACTGTTGCTTGAAGGAGCAGAAGTCTCAGCTCTTTCTGTGTGACCAGCAACTTTAGTTTGAGAAACTTCAGCATATAAATCGCTTCCTGAAGTTGACTCTTGTTCTCTTACAGGAGCAGGTTGAGAAGGTGCAGATTGTGCAGGTGCAGGAGCTGTTCTGGCAGGTGCAGAAGCAACGCCACCAACGATCTCGTTAACCAATCTCTGATCCGGTACAGTGTTTCTAATAACACTCATAACTTTATCAGTCATCTCGTCGTCCCAATCTTTGTAATCAAAGCTTGATAAATTTTTAGGACCTTCGTTTAAATAATCCAAGATTTTTGTCATATCCTCTTGAGATTTTTTCATAGGAGTTCCATCAATTTTAATCGGTGTTTTCTCACCTACGAAAGAACAAAGATCGTAGTTGTTCCACTCACCAACTTTTCTAACGCTTACAGCGAATTCTCTACCTTCGAAAAGATCGAAAGGATTACAAGAATCACCATATTCTGGTTGAAGCTGAGCCTCGATCATATCATTCAATTTTTTACCAAATTTGAAGATCATAACTTTACCTTCCAATTCTGGTTTATTTTTATCCTGTACGATTTGAACTAAAGAATAAAAATCCTCTTTTCTCGAAAAGCTTTTAGCTAATTCCTGATCTGCAGCAGAATGTGAATTCTTTAATTTCCAGAACATGTCCTTAAGAATTGATTTCTTACCAACAGTTGATGGACAATCTGCAGAGAAGCCGTCACCAGATACAGGATCATTCAAATACACATAGTATTTATGAACCTTTGATCTTGCTGGATCTGCCGGATTAGGAACAAATCTAATTAATGATTTATAAACCCCATCTTTACCATTCTCTGGGTAAGGCTTATAGAATTCTGAATCTTTTGATTCTACTGCATTTGCTTTCGTTACGAACGCATCTGCGTCCAAGTTGAAGATGTCTAAATTACTCATAATTTTCTTTTTAATTTTAAATTTTACTTTTTTGTTTGCTTTTGTTTCTCTTTATTTGATTATTTTATTCCCAATTGGCGCTCTATCATATCAATCAGGGAATGTATTATTTTGATATGTAGTTCTTGCGTACGATCCGCATATTTATTTCTGGGGGTTAATATGATATTATCGATAAGATGGCTAAAAAGCAGTCTTACGTCACTGTCCGGACGGTCTGATGTGAGTATAACAACCTTCATTCCCTTTCTTTTGGCAGTAACTATAGCACGAGTGATATTATCTGAATTTCCAGAAGTTGTTATTCCAAAAAATACATCACCGTCGTTTCCAATAGCATCAAGATATCTAGAAAAAATCTGGTCAAATCCATAATCGTTACCCACACAGGTTATGTGGCTGGGATCAGATATAGAAACAGCAGCTAATGCTCTTCTATTCTCACGATATCTTCCACTAAGCTCCTCAGCAAAATGCATAGCATCACACATAGATCCGCCATTACCTGCTGATATTATTTTGTTACCGTTATTTAAAGATGAAATGATTGTTTCTGCTGCCTCAGTTACCGAGTTTAGATACTCGTCATTACTAATAAAGTTATCTAGAATGCTAGAGGCTTCCTGTAGGTGGGTTTTTAATATTTCCTTTAATTCCATAAAATTCTTTTAATTCTTCCTTTAAATACAAATTAATCCAAGTTGCGTCAACAATATCGTCGATTGGTTTATTAACAACCTTTTTACCGGTTATCCATTCTTCCTTATTGCTTTCCAGTATTCTAGAGAAGATGAATAAATTTGTTTCATCCTCAATATAGTTACATAACGCATGGTAAAGCTCATCCTTTTTAGCATTTCCCTTTACCGCATATTTCTTAATTGATGTTGGCGAGAAAACATGAAAGTTATCAACGCCAATATCATTAATTATTCTTTCCCTTAATAGTGCAGTTGCCATTGAGATATCAATTAGCGAATTGCCATTAGAGGAAAAACTTAAACCCTCCATTGCAACATGGAATGGTTCTTTCCCCATTATAGACGTTATTGAACTCCATAGAGTATCAACTATATCCAAAAAATAGGTTATTTTAATTCTTTCTCTTTCCGAATAGTTGTCAGGAAGATCCTTCTTATCCAAAAATATCAATTCAAAATCATCTTCACAACTTAATATGTGATATGGTTTCTTGGTGTTCTTGGAAAGTGATTCCTCGCTTCTATCGGATCTTGTTATAGATCCCCATGTATATTTACCATCAACTAAACAACAGAAAGCGGGGGAGTTTATAGAAAAGTCTATTCCGACTAAATTCATACAATTATATACTAGGAGAGATCTTCTGTCCAGTACTTCCAGTATAATTATAAACTTTAGAAAGTTTATCGAAACACTTTTTCATCTGATCCTCTGTTAAACAATCAACAATATCATTTAAAACTCTCTGGTCATTTCCAGAAGCTGCAACTAATAAGTTCTTCATGTGGTCTTTCTCACTGTAAAGTGGTTGACCGTATTTCATTTCGTTAATCTTTTTTAGATCTGTGAATGTCTTCATATCTTGTTTTTATTTATGTATATATCCTATTTCGATTCGAAAACTATATCTATGTAGTTAGCTTTGAATCCAACATTAAACGAAGCATCTTGTGCAGCATTTGATGTGTAATTTAATTCAAATTCAGAAAATGACGTTAACAAAACCTCCTTAAATGTCACGGAGAAAACTATATTTCCCTCGCTGTCCATTATTCTTATTGGTAGATTTTGTATAAATATCTGCTCATTAGCAAAATTTAAGTAATGTAATATAGTGTCCATCATTATAAAATAGTTGATGAACCCATCAACCAATCTAAACTGAACACTAAAATCTTTAGAAAAAAGCTCCTGCACTGGAGTTGAACTTTTATATGATATTTTCTTTCCTAATGGTCGTATCTGCTCAACAGAATCAATAGACATACCAGGAAATCCTATAGATTGTATTGTGCTATTTACGTAATTCTGTATGGTATCATACGGAATTGGCTGCTTTTTAATGTATGGCAAATATTTATTGGTCACTACATCAGGGAAAAATCCCTTAGGAAATACGAAATAAAAGCTGTTCTGTTTTGAATTTAATAACATTATCTATACTTTAATTTTATTTCTTGGTTGATATCGATGCAATATTAACAGGGGAAAGTATGCCATCAGCAGCCTTAACAAAATCACTCTTAGTTAGATTAGGATATTTAATATATCCAGGTTTACCCGGAGTTAAGAAATACTGAATCACGGTGGAATCTGCCCAGCCTATTGCTTTATATCCAGCCATTTCAGCACTTAAAGCGGAAATTAAAGTATTTCCAGTAAGAGACTGAGAAGTATTAGATGCGGATGCTGTTATAGCTGATGCCTGACCTGAAGTTGCAGAAGCAGGCAGGATAGTTTTAACAATCGACTTAGCAGGAGCTAATGTTCCTATAATACCAGTTCCGCTTGTACCACTTCCGGATGTTGATACTACAGTGACAGGAGCAGCGGTAGCACCGGTAGCAAAATCTGCCTCTCCGTCTTTTTTCCAGTATCCCCAATACATAACGGAGGAAGTATTTCCTATCGTGCTAGCTAATGTAGTACCAGCTAAACTTATAGTATTACCAACGCTTGCTATGGATTGATTAGCATCTCTCCTTGTTGCTATTACGCTTTCTATTCTTTTCTCCAATGTATTGTCACTAACACCAGCTGCTACTTTTATAGTACTACCTCCATTAACCGATCCAGTAGCTGGATTTATGCTGGTTCCATTGGTTATGAAGAATCTTCTATCAGTTATCTGAAGAATCTGCATTGATATAGACTCGTCTATTTTAAAAGCCAGCTCACCAGATAAAGGATTAGCAATACCTTTATCATCCAACGATTCGATCTGTATCTTATTACCCTTAGGATTAATAAAAGATAAATTGAATTTACCAGAGCTGCTAAGATCTATCGCAACAGGATCTCCTGAAGGTCCGCTCTTTATAAACTTAAACTTATAATAATTATCAAATGGAGATATTGCTATAGTTAATTTGCCTGTACCGTATGCAGTACTGTTACCAGCACCATCTATATTACTCAATGTATTATCAGCAAAATTCAAATTACTAGCTGTTGCAGTAACAAAATTTTGATCAATAAAGACATTATTATACTTGACTATTTCCCTTACCTTATTCTGGTTATTATTACCAAGTTTAATATCGGCCTGCGAGTATATTCTATTATAAATCTTCTGAACCTGAGGGAAATTACTTAAAGTAATCGGGGTTATATTAGTTCCCCACTGGGATGGATTAGAAGATGTGTATGTTGATATTCTAATTGTTCTATTCTGATCAACGTTATTTATTAAAGACATCGTGTATCTAAGAGTAAAACTAGCAGCAACACCAGCATTTCTAACTATAGGTCTATAATAATTAGGTAAATCATAAGCAGTTGTCTGTATGGATTGGAACTGTGAGGTTTGTATAAAAGCGGCACCAATTTGTTCAAGAACCTCTATCTCATGACTTATATAATATGAATTCCCAATAGAATTCTGAAATAAAATAAAATCCTCGATGAATCCCTCGTTGTCGGTAGCATAATACTCAAAGAATTGTCCCTGATCAGATTCCTTAATAGTGGCACCTATATTAGAAAACGGATCCTCCTGCTCTAGTGATAATTTTGATATTAGTGATGAATTATATCTCTCATACCCATCATAGTCAACGATATTCTGAACCTGCCAAGCGCTTATTCTAATTGGAGCACCATAAACAAACCCATCGCCACTAGAACTAATTAAAGATGCAAGAGTTTGCGGTTTGAATGCAGAGGAAGCAGCTAAATATTTGTCTCCCATATCCTTAAGATTAGGAATCTTTATTTCAAAATATTTATCATAGATATTAGATCCTATAGTTACCGGACTAGGGTTTAAATAATAGTCCTGCTCAGTCCCTTTCTTTATAATTATCTGGGATACAGTAACGAATTCCAAGTTTTGATCTTGATATTCGATTCCCATTATAAGTCCATCTATATTACCAAGATTATATCCAGCTCTTATGTGATATCTAACTGTATCATAAACAACCTGTATATTCGAAGGAAATGTTATTGGCAGATCTATCGTATTTGTTAACTCGTCACTATAGTCATTAAAAGGTATGATTAAATTAGAATCCAGTGTAACAAATGAGCTCTCTCCTATCCTAACAACACTATTCTCAGTTGTATTGTGTGTTATTGAATAATCGGATGAGCTATTAAATACCTGTACATTATTACTCATATAGCCATTTACCAACTTATCGTACCCGACTGTAGTAGGACCATTATTAACGAAATATGTTTCCGGCGTTGGTTCGTCAGCATACATATATTCCATTAGAAGATATGGTGTTATCTGAACGTATTTAGATGTTGTTGTAAATGCCATTTTTTATATTATTTTCCGAATTGTAAAAATTTAGGTGAATAGTGTATACCTGCACCTATATAAAATCCAGGTGTTATACCGGTATTAGATCCAGAAAGACCATACCCAACCTGAATACCTAATCCAAATTCTTTTCTAGCAGCTTTTAGAGCCTTTCTAGTATCAGGGCTATCTGTTATATCGAAGGAATTTATATCATTAAATGTTAAACCTGGATAAGTTGTACTCACTCTGGTCATCATTCTTTTTGTTTTAGGGTCTCTATAAATTCCAGTTGTTATGTCAATGTTCTGCTCCATTAAAAGGGAGGTTAATCCAGGAGTTATTGAAGCTATATATTTGGTAGAATCAGCAGGGTCAACTTGTAAATTTATAACATATGGGGTTTTTCCTGATATCTTTAATTTATTATTACCCGGCATTTGAGGATTATGCACAAAGTTTATTGATTCATCGCCATTAGGATCCTTCACTATAGTGGATGCCACATTAACGCTATCTCTAATCTCAGTAACCATATTAATTACAGAATTTGGAGTATTCCCTCTTCCATTATTCTTAAGTCCCAATTGCTCTATCAGATCCTTCTGTTCCTCCGAAAGCTCTGATGCTTTAAGCTCATATGTAGCTTTTTCTTGTATAATATGGCCAAGCTCATTCTTTATAGTTCTTACACTATCAAGTGACGCTAGATAATTATTATGTTCTCTTAGTGCTTCAGCTTTAGCATTATCTGCCTCTCCACACTGTCTAAGTAACAATAAAACTAATATAACTAGCATAGCTAGCATAAAAAATCTGCTGGTTACTATATTACCAACTTTCGAAATCGTCTCCTTATTAAAGTACTTCATTTACTAATTCTTCTTTTTTCCATGCTAAATTAACAGCATCTAATGATCCCTCACCGTATTTAATCGAAAGAGATTGTGTAAAATCACATTCTCTATCTCTGCAATTTTCTAATTTAGAAATCAATTCAGAGGATAGTTCCTCCAATCTTTTTATTTCCTTTTCTACTACTATCATCTCCTGATGGATTTCAACGAAATCCTTGGATAAATTAAGTATTTCTGCTTTTTCTTCTGTGGTTAAATTTATCATATTTATATTTATATTTATGGTTCAAATGTTAATTCTTTAACTATTTTATTGTGCGATATAACTTCGTCGATAACATACGTATGTGCATCTTCAACCTCTATTTTAATAACTTCACCATATCCTATCATCTCTAATGACTCAAGAATTAAAGTTCCATTCATAGTTTCTATACCATTGCCTATTCCTATCTCTGTAACAGCAACATAATCACCATTAGTAGTTAGGAATTTATGAGTGTCAGATACCGTTAACTTCTTGCCTCCTATAATAACCGATACTATAGGCTGATTAACTCTTTCTGCATGATACACTTTATAATTGCCCCACTCTCCAGTTTTTTCATGCATTGTATATATTTCAGTTCCAATTTCAAGATTTCCTGCTAATATGTACTCATTAGGACTAATCATTATTTTCATATCAGGGGTAGGACATCCACCACCACCACCTGATGGTACAAAAGGTCCACCACTGGTTGATCCACCGCTACTAGGTCCAGATTCCACAGGTACCTCACCAACCGAATATAAATTAGTTAAGTCCATATATCCTCCCTCGCCAGTACAGGTTTTCCAGAATATTCTGGTATTTGGATTATTCGAATTTGCGTATGCTAACCATGTAAGATCCACATATTGGCATGTTGTTGACGTAAATTGAGCATAAGTCTTAACTGTACTACCAACATTTGATATAAATTGACTGAAATCGATCATAATACCACTAATCCCCCTCCCGTTTGGATCGGTTTCAGTATTATCTAATAAAACCCTAAATGTTCTTGCTCTATTATAGGCATAAACCGGATATACATTCTGTATATAGCTTGATGGCAGATATAAATAAACTCCTCCCGAGGAAGTATATGATGTTGGTGTTACCACTAGAACATCAGATTCCCAGAAACTTGTAGTTCTCATATCAAAAACATTTGATAAATTAGCTGTTGCAACGGAATTGTATAATTTAACGCTACTTTGGTTTACTGTAGATTGTGAGATTTGATTCGATCTTCTTACGTGATATGAATATGGTCCGGCAGTTCCTCCAGTTGCTCCACCAGTAGATCCAAATATAGTCTGAGCCATATTTCCACTCGATACTGTACCCTGTGGTTTGGACGAAAGTATAGTACCCCCGCCGATTCCAGTAAATTCAAAAATGGAGTTACCACTATTGGAGACAGATAATTCAACATTACTATTACCGAAAGCCGATGTTGGTGTTGAATTTAATAGATATGCACCGGTTGCTGCAGATATTCTAATCGACCCTAGGTGATTATATGCTATTTGATCAAATTGGAGATTCTGAGCATTCACATTGAAAAATGTACCAGCACCAACAGTATTATTGGAGGATAGATAAAAATCACCAACCCCCGATATTGTATAGGTTGATGAGGTTGAATTAAACCTGCTACCTGTCATAAATAATCCAGTATTCCCGGTATTTATATTGGTGCTAAGATATGATGATATTTTGAGTAATCCGCTGGATCTGAATTCCAAATCACCCAATATTCCCGTATTTTTCCAATAGAAAGAAGGAACCCCGCTAGAAACTGCTCCAGATTTAGAAAATGACATTATAGGTCTTGTGATCTGATCAGACGTAGAAATTAGAACCTTAGAATTGTTTGGATTTAGGTAATCTATCGCCAGATCCCCGTCATTTATTACAAGATTTGTATATGCTGCGGATGCACCAACATTATTCAAACCTATAACATACTTATCAGTAACTCCAGCTGGTCCCTGTATAAATTCATAGGATTTAAAATATAATGAACTAAATAGTCTATATCCAGTATCATTCCAGGATCCTGTTGATCCCTCCTGTTTAATTACACCATCAGCGGTATTTGAATCTATCCAAAGATCATATTCCTGGCTTCCTGAAGGCTGAGTGAATTGGCTGTACCAATTAGTTGCCCTATTTCCGGTAAGTCCTCTATTACCCTTAAATCCGGCAGGACCGTATATACCGGTGGCACCCTTTGGTCCATGATGTCCATTTGGGCCCACTCCGAATGAAATTATCTGATCAAAATTATAATTGATCTTGGCAATAGCATTCTTTCTATTATCCCCCTGAAATATATATTTGGTATTAAAGTGCATATTTAAGCTGTTGCATTATATGTTGTTAGTACTCCACATTTATTTGTCGTTAACCCACCTCCCCAGGCAGAATAATAGACTTTGTACCATCTCCTTGTACCAGCAGTGGATCCGGCACCTGTTATATTAACTATTGTTATATCTACAGTTGAAGCTCCAACCCCATTAGAAGCAGATAAATCAACAAATGAATAGTTAGAGGAAGCTGTATTATTTGGTGCATCTCCCTGATTATTAGATGTATTTAGACCAATAAATCTAAAGTTATCAGTACTAGATACATCCGGGCTATTACTATGAACCCTGAAGTTTATCGATTCACCGTTCTCCAGTAATTTTAACCATCCACCGTTACCTCCCATAGATCCACCAGTTGCTGGTGTCCATAAACAAAGTCCTCTCTGGTTTGCTGTAGATGATGGTTTAGCGACAACCAAATCCATCCCATTATTGGACCAAACGTAATTTCCAGTTGATGTTAAAGATATGGAAGGAAGAGCAGTAACCCAATCTATCGTTGTTCCTGAAACTACCGATGTGGTTGTTGCAGTTACCGATTGAGCATTTTGTATTGAATTTATTCTTTTATTAAAATAAAATAGTCCCGAACCATCTATATAATTTACAATATATCCGGATGCTTGTACGCCTCTTAATAGGTTAATATTAGCAGAGCCAGCCAGCGGATAAATATATCTTAGATTACCTGTATTTGCTGATGATGATATAAGGGACATCGTCGGTATAACAGTTCCTGGTACAGTTACTGAATATATTGGGGTCTTTAGTGAAAATAGCCCTCCAGCATACGATATATTGGAGGTGGAAAATAATGATGTTCCGGTAGAAAAATCCAGTGTTATTCTTGATGATGCACTAACATTAAATGATAAATTACTAGAAGTATTCACAGTAAATCTTTCTGATCTAAATCCAATGCTTGAACCCGATTCAGTCGATGCCATATAAATATCAGAGGAAGTAACAAAGCCAAGTCCATATCCAGTAGATAAACCGAGACCGTAATTACCTCTAGCCGCAGTTAATCCTTGATTCCAATAGAATTTAGGAGATTTTTGAGTAAATGATGAACTTGTAGCATAATCAGATTTACTAAATTCCAGAATATTCTTATTAGGATTTGACCCATCAACAGAAATAACAAATTTACTATATTGTGGGTTTGGTACGATATTAGGGGAAACTGAACTAGTACCACTGGAAAGCTGAACATCACTAATAACGGTTGTATAATTTACCGGTGTTTGCGAGGAAATAAAATATCCCTTCAATGATGTTGTTCCTGATGAATTCGTAATCGGCTCGTTTACATAAAAAAGATCCTTAGATCTAACATTTATTCCGTACAATGACCAAGAATTACCGTCAAAGACATAGATGTTATTAAATTCATCCGTATTCATCCAGTAATCGTTGGCATAAACGTTAGATCCCGATGGTTGGGTTGGTCCAACATTCCATATATTACCCCTCTGTCCAGGATCTCCATATGAACCAATAGGTCCGGTTTCACCTTTAAATCCATCTGGTCCATTTTTACCAATCTTTCCGTATGGTCCGCCACCAAATTCTATTATACCAGAAAAGTTATAGTTAATCTTATCTACTATATTATTCTGAGAATCCCCTTCTTCTATTCTAAGTAGCTGTAGCTCTGTCATATTATTAAATGGTAATTACACTATATATCAAATAACAAAAGATCCTCCTGATCCGCCATTTGTACCATAGGATCTATAGAAAACAGTCGTATTATTGGCGCCAGTAACACCTCTAGATAAGGTTAGATCAAGTGCATATGCGGTAGGTATAGTTACCATATTGGTAACATCTCCCGATGTTGTTCCCTTTCCAATAAATGTTATTCCGTTACTCGGATATGAATTTGAATTTGAACTTACTAAAACATTTATGTCTATTGATTGTCCCGGATCTAGTCCACCAGTAGTTCCCCAAGAATAATCCGATCCCGTATAGATACCGATTCCTATAAATCCACTGGTTGGTACCACCGGATTAATTACCATGGTGTTACCATCCTGAAGAACCGATGAATCTATTGGAGTCCCTGTTCTTGTTATCATATACCAATTAGCACTGGTCGTATACGGTGAAACTGAACTGGTAGCACCAGCCGACGAGCTAACGTACGATATTCCAGTCTCAGTTTTTTTAGTTTTTATCTTCCCTCTGGTATCTATAAAAAATTCCTTACCTCCTGATGTTTCGATACTTACATTATAAACTGAGTCAGATATGGTAGAAAATGTATCAGACGATCTCGTTGTTTTTAAAGCAGGTGCTGTTCCTCCACTATATAGATAAGTATTATATACACCGGCCTGTAGACTTGGTGAAATTTGTACAGGTGAACTGAATGAGGATGTACCCCCAGTAACGCTCATATATTGGCTCAGAATGCTAAATTGTCCAGATGGGACATTAAAATCAAATCCGCCATTAGAATATATCCCTGATGCCGATGTAGTACCATAATTAAAAGATACTGAATTTGGTGAATTTAGACTAAATTCATTAAAATCAAAACCCATACCTCCTGAAGCACCAATAACAAATGATCCACCGGGTATTTCTATCACTAGTCCATTGTCAGTTGGTGAGAATGTATTCCACCTAAATATAGGATGTTGTGAATAATCACTAATTTGCCCATCCTCGACATTGGTCTTGGAAAATTCCATTATAGGTGAGTCATTAACTGATGTATCAGTGGATATCATAAACTTAGATAATGTCTCGTTAAGAATTCCTGATTCTGGGGTTTTGTCTGCTAGTATAACTAGATATTCGGAAGGCGTAGTCTGGTTTAGTGTTATAGCAGATCCAGTTATTCCAGTATTAAATATTGACTCTAAATTTTTAAATATAGATTCTCCCCCGGATAAACTGTATCCAGTAGGCTGCCAGCCAGCAGGGGTAAAAATATTAATATCTCCACTATTTCGATCAACCCAATAATCACCAAAAATTACAGTATCGCCTGGTCCAGATGGTTGTGAGATATCGATGAACCATCTACTTCCTCTCTGGCCGTTATTTCCGGTTGGTCCCGGTTTACCTCTATCTCCGATAGCTCCATCGCCTCCAGTGGGACCTATTCTACCCTGGGATCCTCCATGAATCTCGATAATTTCATCGAAATTAAAATTTATTTTATCAAACATTTCCGATTGCGAATCGGAGTAGTCTAAAGATTTTATATCAATATTTGGCATAGTTAAATTTTAATAATTCCTAAATTAAACAATAATGAATAATTAT